CCTGATTGTTCCCATTTTCTTTTGCCTAACTGCGTTTCAGGTTCAGGTGTGGGGCGCCAAAAACGGTTATCAACAAGATCAGTTGCTTCGCCTGCCCAACGGCTAAAGTTGGCCACTGTAAAAACAACGCGGTCTTTTGCAAAACCAGATTTTAAAACTTGACGTCCAGTCAAAGTAGGTATTCGTAAAGGTCTAGGTTCTCCGGGTTGGCCATCACCCTTAACTGTTCTTCCGTCTGGTGTACTAATCTGCCAAGAATTAGAGAATCGGCCTGTCCAACTTGGCCCCTCTTGTTGCAAATCTCGAACAACGCGGTGGGCTGCTCGAATTGGACCAAAACCTACAGTTGAGGCGGCAACCATGTCTAGCTCTTTGGCTAGCTTCATAAAATCGTTGCGTGCCATTATTGGGGCCTCGCGATGATGGTGTGGAGCACAGGGTCTTCGCCGCGTTTTGTATTGATGCTAATCAGCTTGGCTTCGCGGGTTTCGCCTGCTTGCGTGTAGCGGATGCGATCGGCTTGGGTTGGGTAGTAGCTGCCGAGTTCAGCCGATCCAAAAATAACCTTTAGGTCGGTGGTTTGGTATAAACCTTCGTATTCGCTGGGGTTGACGTTGGTGATGACTGCTTTGACCGTCACTGTGGTTTGTGACTCGTACACCGTTCCAGTGGTTGGGTTGTAGGTGGCAGGCAGGCTTGTTTTGACGTAGGTGATGTCTTGTCCCCAATCAGACAGAATTGCTGCTGGGATTCCGCCGAATACGTCGTCGATTAGTGCCATATCAACCTCGCTTCAAGCACACGGCGTAGTTAGCGGCACCTGCCAAGGTGTATGGGCCGAGGTAAGTGGCGACCCAAGGAAATACGTCGAGGATGGTGTTGACCATTCCTGGATTTAGGGATTTGGTGTTGTACTTGACTTCAAGGTCGCCCAGTTTTACTTCTTCGTAAGTGCCGTCAGTGCCTTTGCTACCGGTTAGGGCATCTGGGTTGTTGGCTAGGGCACGAGCCAGTTCGAAAGTGGCTGTTTTTACTTGGTCTGGAATAAATGTGCACTTGATTTCGACGCCGTCAACTTTGTAGTCTTTTCGAGGCCATTTCAAGGCTTGTGTGGTGGTGCAGCGGTCTCCGTAAAACTCAAAGTCGTTGATAAAACGGGTGGCAGAAATGAGAGCGCGGTTTTTCCTATCGTCGTTTTTGTTTTGCCAAGTGGTGTCGCTAGGTACGGTTTCAAAGTATGCGTCAGCTTCAGCCAGCGTTACATAGCTGTTGGCTGATGCTCCTTGAAGAGTGGCGTCAATTGTTGCGGCCACGGCTAGTACAACCTTTTTGTCAGTTTAGCTCTGCGTGCTCGTTGTGGTTTGGGTAGGGGTTTTGCGTGGTAGACCGTTCCACCGTTTAGTTGGATTTGGGCGGTGTTCTCGCCTACAGAGCTGGCTGGGATGTCGATAAATGTTTTTGTACTATCCTTGATAATGAACAGTCGCACCAGATCCATGCCAGTTCGGAAAAGTGAATCCTCTGGTACTAGCGTAAAGAAGGTTGAGCAGCCGAAGGTGGAGAAGCCTCGTAAGTTTGCGGCTGTTGTCAAGGAAATTAAGAAGCTGCGTGAGTCAGGTAAGACTGTGCCTGAGATTGCGATTGAGCTGAAGGTGAGCTACACGATCGTTAATCAGCTTGTGCTGCGGTCTTACAAAATGGCTGCGCGTACTGAAGAAGTGTTCCAGCGGCAGGAAGAAATGCGCCTTGGGCTGTTTTGAGGCAATAAAAAAGCCCCCTTTCGGGGGCCGTGCCTTCCAAACCGAACTTATCAGGAGTAAGCGGTGTTGTCGAAGGGGGTGTTGACCAGCAGACGAACGATGGGGACCATCTTGGTCGTGGAGAACACCAAGCCCCAGCTGCTGGTGTTGGCCAGGTTGCCGGAGGTTGCGGCGTTGGTGGGGTTGTCGCCAGCGGCGGACCACTTGGTGCCGGTGATGTGGAAACCGTAGTGGTAATCCACAGCCAGGATGTCCTGCATGGACAGGATGTTGCGGTCGGCGGCGAGGCGCAGATCCTGTTGGATGCCCTCGGAAACAACGCCAGACTTGAACATGTACACGGGGTACTTCACCGCGTGGGTAGCCGTGCCGTTGGTCAGGTAGGACAGCTGGTCGTCAATCACAACGCGCAGACCTGCGAAGGTTGCGACTTCGGGGTTATTGACGCCGACACCACCGCCACCCCAGGTCACTGCGCCAGAGGCGGACAGTGCGGAGGTGCTGAACACCAGCATTCCGATCTGTTGCAGGTAGTAAGCAACAGCGGAGTGCATGGCGATCGTGTCGATCTCTTCGCCACGCTCACCCAGCAGGTTCTTGGCTTCCAGGACGTTGCCAACGGAAATGTAGTTGGCTTCGGCAGGGGTTGCACCTGCAACGGAAGCGTCGTACTGGTTGGGTCCGAGGACGCCGTTGCCGGTGATGCCACCGAACAGACCCAGCAGCTGGGACTTCAGGGTAGAAGTCTTGAGCTTGTTGATTGCTGCGGTCAGCTGGTTGCGGACGTGGGCGAGGGGGTCAGCGCCGGATCCGAGCTTGCTGAGATCGTCTGCGGCGTAGCTGAAGCCACGGTGCAGGATCGTCATGATCTGCTCGTCAGCGGTGGTTCCCTGAGGAGTCAGGTAGCCAGCGCCGGAGGTGCCCCAAGTCGCGTTGCTGAGGATTTGCTCCTCAGTCGGGCTGATGGGATCGTGGAAAGGAACACGCACGCGAGTACCGCCTGCGCGGGCATCCAGAGCGGCGTTGCGCTGGATAATGCCACTTTGTACCCACTTGGATTGCTCGAAGATACCTTCAGAGGTGTACTGAAGGAATTCGGGCCGGGTAACTAGATCCGACAGAAATGTTCCGCCGGAATAGTTTTCAGAGATAGCGGCCATAATTGGCTCCTAAAAACGGGTTTACGGGGTGCGTCCCACTAGGACTGTCTTCCGGCTTCAGCTTTAAGTATTCGAGCTTTGTCTGGATCCTTGCTGAGAAGAATCATTTGCTCGGTTACGTTAAAACTGTCTTTCAACCACGGGTTGTTTTGGCCTGGAAGGGATGTGGCGCGGGCACTGCCCGTAACGCCCATACCGGCGGTGTTACTAGCTGCAAAATGATGCTCGTAGCCACTGCCGGGGTTTTTAAGGTTGGCCACGTATTCGGCCACCGGAGTTTCCACACCGCTAATAACAGCCACAGGCTGACCATCTTTGGTGCGAAGGTTGTCCTCTACTAGACGATACAGCTGGTCTGGTGCAAGTGCACCGGCTGATGACAATTGAGAGAGCATATTTGAACGTAGCTGCTCTTTTGAATATCCTTGTTTTATTTGTTCCATCTCGGCTTCTTTTTCGGCAAGGGCTGCCTTCAAAGAAGAAATTGTGGTTTGCGCGTCGTCCCAGAGCGTTTTGTACTCGCCGGACTCAGCAAGGCGAGCTTCTTCGGCTTTCTTCTTTGCGGTCTCGATTTCGCTCAGCTGGTTTTGCAGCTTTTCGCGGTTTTCTTTGTCCTTGCGACGCTCGTTAATTAACTCGGCGTTTTTTGCTTTGAGCGCTTCGAGTTGGTTTTTGAGGTCGTCGGTTGCAGCCACAGGCTGAGCAGCTGCTTTCTCCACAGGAGAATTGGCTTGCTGTTCTTCTGACACAGGAACATTTAGTTAGACAATACTATTCTACAGGGTTCTCATTAACTACAACAGGTTCGGCTGGAGCAGGCTCTAGTTCTTGGATTTTTGCGGCTTCTTTTTGTACGTCAGTGCTGTCTGGCAGGATTTCGCCACGACGCAAGATCTCCAGCAGCATTTCGTCAGTGATCTTGCCGTTTTCGTTGAGGGCAGACAGAACTGCGACGTCTTGGCCGATTAAGCGGTAATAGTCGAAGTCGCGGTCAATTGTGATTTGTGGGGGTTCGATGTCTACGTACTTAGCCGCGATGCCGTAAGCCTGGTTGAGGGCACTCTCTAATTCTTGGCTGATGATGGACAACACAGAGTTGCTCTGTGCTTGGTCAATGCGTTTGGCTTCGGCTGACTCAGCAACAAACTTTTGGCCGAAAAGTTTGGTGACGCCCAAGGTGGACATCTGACCTTCTAGGGATTGCAGCTCTTCCATCTGTGCATCGAAGCTGGTGGCGTCAGCTTGCACGTAGTACGCCTTGTTGCCAGGCGTCATTGCAATTGCGTAGTTGACGCCCAAAGTTGCTGCGCCGATGGTGTCGTCCCAGCCTTCGAGGACGAGGGTGGGCATTGCCGCGATGTGGAGGGCATGGATTAGGTCGGCTTGGCGTTGGTAGTGCGTGATGTTGAGGTTTGCAATGTCGAGCAGGGGCGGTTGAGAGCGCAACATGCCCCGGCGGTTGCTGTAAATGGGCACCACTGGAATTTCGTCCAGGCTGAAGCCCCCGGTTTGGGAAAACTCGACGACTTCTTGGCCCAGCGTGTACAGGTCATAGCGGCCTGGGTAAATGACTCGCATTTGCTCGACCTGCTCTTCACCAAATTCGTTTATCGGACGAGTGGCGTACTCGTGGATGCGGATTTGGGTGAGGGGGCTGCCGGGCATCGTGTAGTCAGCCTGCCGCCATCCCCAGATTTGTGGTGCGTCAACGTGTACAAAATACGGGCGACGGCCCATCGCACGCTCTTCGGCAAGGTTGCGGGCACCTGTTGCGGCTGGGTAGTCGACAAGGACGGCGCTGTGGCCGTAGGTGAGGCTGCTGACTAGGGCGCGACGCGCGTACTCGTTGATGTTTGAGCCGAGGCCGTCAATGTCTTCACTTAATTCGAGCCAGTAGTTGTCGCCGTTAATGTGGATCGGTTTTCGCAGGATTGCACCAGCGGCGGTTTCGATTAGGCGGCTGGTATATGGCGAAAGGACGCTTCGATCGACGCGGGTCTCATATGCGGTGTCATCTTCGCGGGGTTCTTGCGGAAGATACGTTTCGCAAAGATCGCGGATGTAGTTTGTTCCGCGAGTGACGGCAGCCATGACCTGCCAGTCCTCCATCATTGCGATGACTTCTAAATCACGTACAAAAGGCGATTCGCTGACCGAAGCGCCTGTAGGTGGGATGTCTGCGCTGTAAACCACGGTCAGTTGCCTACTTTAATATCATTTTGGCAGATATTCACCACTTCACCCGATTGGCCCAGTAGGCAGCGGACATCTTGCCTTTGGCGATATTTTTTGCGTGACGCGCTTTAAAAGACTTATTACGCGCCGTACCAGCAGGACTTCCTTTGACGCCTTTCTGGCCGAAGCGGATAAGTTTTACTTTGTCGCCTTGTTTTGCAAGGACTGCGTGTGATTTTTTGGAGTGATTAGGGGTGCGTTTAGGTTTGTTGTACCCGGAAAAAGTTTCGCCTCCGCGCTTGACCGTCATAGCTTTTACCGGGGTTGTGGGGGTGGGGGACTACTTTTTCTTGGGTTTGCGCTTTTTGGCGGTTTTGGCGGAGTCTTTGAAGTCTTTGGCGGTCGGCGCACCTTTTGCGCCTGGCTTACGCATTTTTTCGCCAGATCCTGCCGCAATGCGCTTACGCTTTGCGTTGATGTTGGCGTACAAGCCGCGCTTTTTACGCATGGATCTGGCTGCGTTTAGCCCTATGTTACTTCTTTTTGGTGCCCTTGCCTTTGGGCTTCTTCTTACCGCCGTGGCCGTAATGTCCGGGCATTAGCTTTTGTGCAACTACCACACACGATAGTTGGTAGCGCCGATATTTTCGGGTTTAGCCAAGTTGAAAACTTGTAGGCATAGATAGCCCAGAGCATCGAAGGCATGGTCAACACCGAGGTTTTTGTTGGGTAGTCCCGTTCCAGGGGCGTAGGTGAGGGTGCGGAGGGACTTGATGAGTTCTTTGCAGCGGGGGTGGATGAACATGCGGCGGGTGTTGGTGGCGTCGAGGAGGGCGGTGTTGACGCAGGTGATCTTGTCGCGGATCTTCCAGGGAGCGCGTGGGGTGGAGACGGTGAAGCCGGATTTGCGGAGGATGCTGTGGTCGGTGGTGCCGACGCCTTGGGTTTTGCGGGCACCGCCGGTGGGGTCGGGGCAGCTGATGATGCGACGGTCCACGCCGTAGCGGTTTTGGACCTCTTCGCAGAAGTCCCAGGTGGTTGCGCCGCCGGTCATGATGATTTCGTCGAAGATCCAGAGAACGTCGCCCTTTTTGACGGCGCAGATGCCGGTCATGGGATCGACGTTGAAGTCGACGCCGAGCAGTAGGGGGAGGACTTGTAAGTCTTTTACATCTTTGGAGATGTTCTCATCAGAAAAACTTATGGCTACTAGGCCGCTGAGGTTCTCGAAGGACGCTTCGAATTCCTGGCGGAACGTGCGCGTATCAAGTTGAGCGCGGGCTGCGGCGACCTCTTCGGGTGGGACGTTGCCTCCTTGGATGGTTGTGTAGCACCATCGTTGCCAGTCGCCGGTTTTGTCTTCTGGGACATAACACCACATGTCGTAGAACCAGCTGGCCGTTCCATCAGGTGTGCTGATGAATAAGGCCCAGCCTTGTTTGTCGGCGAGGGCGGGTCGGATGACCTCGAACCAGACCGATGACTCCATGAAAGCAGCCTCGTCAAGTACTACACCTGAGAGGCTGCGGCCACGGAGGGCCATGGCGTTCTCGGTGCCCTTAAGTTCGATGGTTGCGCCGTTGACAAGTTCAATCTTGAGGTCGGTTTCGTTTTTGCTGCGGACCAGTATTGGTGGGATGATCTTTTTGAGGACTTTCCAGGCGATGTCTTTCGCCATTCGGTAGGTGGGAGCGCAGTAAAAGAAGGTCTCGCCGGGGCTGTTGGCGGCCTTTTGTAGCAGCTCAATGCAGGCGAGGTAGGATTTGCCGAAGCGGCGGCCTGCAACGAGGACTCGAAAGCGTTTTTTGCTGGCAAAAACCTCGAATTGAGCTGGTTTTAGGTCAATATTGATCGGTTTCGACATTTTCAGTCTCGGTTACGTCAATAGGGGGCAGTTGGGCGGCTTCCGAACCAGCGATTGGGGTTGGGGGTTCGACGCGGACGCGGATTTCGGGCAGTGATTCGCTGGCGGTGGGTTCGTCGCAGCCGATTTGACGTGCCAAGGAGTCGAGGATGCTGGCGGCGGTTTGTAGTTGGCCGCGTTTGATGGCGGCGTTTAGAACTTTTTGGCGCATGGAGAAGATGCGGCTGGCGTATTTTTCACGTTCCAGCTCAAAGTCTTGGTTGTTTAGGTTTGCGACTTCACGCCAGTCACGCCACGCGGTCTCCTCGCTGATTTGTTCTTTTTGGGCGTGGTCGAGGACTAGCTGTTTTGCTGGTAGCCCTTCCAGCTGGCGCATGTACAGGCGCTTGATTCGCTGCTCTCGTTTGTAGTGAAAGCGCGTGATCTTTGGCGCGTGCTTGTTTTCCTTTGGTTCGTCGAGGGGTCCCACAGGGACGTCCTTGTTTTCCACGAGATTCACAGAATCTTGCTTAAAGATTAACAACGTTCCAGCCAACTTAACGGGTGTTCGTATTTTTTGCCATAGCGGGTGTAGCACACGAGTTTCTTGACCCCTGCCCCCTACTACAGTACAATTATTGTGTGATGTTCATGGAGGTTCCCAGGGCTTTGCTCGCTGCAGCCAGTTGCTGAACTGTACCCCCTGTGTAACAGGGTGGACCATTAGCGCAGCTGATCAGTCGCGGCATTCGCATTAGTGACAGTGTTATTGCGAATTCTGATCAGTCGCTGGCGACCCTGGGTCAGCCCTGGCTGCCGACTGCGTTGGTCAGCGATCGCCAGCCGGACTGTCGGCAGAGAGGCAAGCCGCAGGAGTCAGCGGCCGTAGACCGTGAGAAGGCATTCTTCCTTAGTTGCTTCAGTGTTGATGCAACGGCGGATGGCTTGCTCGTTCTCAACGTTGAAAACAACAGCAGCGGTAGTAATACAGAACAGGAAGAAAGACAGGCAAGCGGTGAGACGCCAAGCGTCGAATGTAGCGGTGTCGACGGTGCGAACAGTCATGATGGGGACCTTTGGGATTGGTGGGCGGTGAGTTCCGCCCTTGCTATGTATTGTAGCAAACCAGAAGCCGGGGCCACGATCGCCCCGGTTTTCTTAAGCATCGGCGGCTACGTAACGAGCGCCGGCGCCGTGGGCCTCAACCCAAATGTCAGTCTTCGCACCATCACACAAAGCACAGGTGACGCACTGCGCTTTGCTATCGGGAACAGTGGCCGGGCACTGTTTGCCCTGCTCAGCCGCGCCACCCTTAGGAGTTACCCGAAACGTCTTCCATCCGTGGGCGGATGCCTCGAGATAATCCGTCAAGCCGTCACAGCTGGCTTGCATCTTTCCAGCTGCCCACTTCGCCCACGGCTGCCGCCACTGGTGAGTGTAGGCAGTGTGTCCATCTGCAGCGTTAGCGATAATCCGAAACACCATGGGATCGATTAACGCCGGATCGCCGTAAGCACCGAACCTAACGCGGCGACCTTTAACAGCTTTGCGAGCGTCGATGCAGTGCAAGTCGGACCGATAAACGCCGGCTTGGTAAGCACGCCAAACAGCCAGCGGGGCTTGGCCCACGTTGACGTAACAGGATCGGGAGCCGTCCGGCTGTTTGCGGTGTGGGCAGTCGCCGCAGATCGTTTCATCCGCGCCACTGGCAACAGCCGCGACCGGATCCACGTCTTCCCGCAGAATCCAAACTTGTGCCATATTGCCTGTCTTCCGGTTCTTGCTCTTCATGGTGAGAATCACCACGAATCGATGGCCGTCGATGGGAGACTTGCCGATCTGGAGAATGAAGCCCTTGTGTTTTTTCATTGAGGTTGCGACAGTCGCCGCGAATAAACCTGCCGACACAATGGCCGCAAACGTGCCAGGGGTCAAGCGAATTTAAATCAGCGGATTTTATGTGACGGATAAGCCGCGCCAATCAATCAGCCCGGCCATACCTGCTAGGGGTTAGGTGTTCAATCCATCCTCACCAAAGCAGAACAGAAAACCTCCGCCGTGCTCAATCGACCCAAGGACTGCTAAGTTTTCCCACTTGTCAGGAAGATCCCGCTTCGCCAGTGCCATGGCAGCCACATAGTGCGTGCCACTGCGGTTGTGCTCATAAGCGAAGGGCACCTGAATGCACTTTTTGATGCCCTTGCAAGTAGCCACTATGAATGCGCCCTCCGTGCCAGTGGCAGGCACATAGTGAGTCTGAATGGCCAGCATGAATGGCAAACGTGCCAGGGTGTCGCTGACTTCGCCGTATGAATCGCCGTCGGTGATGTATGGGCGGCTGATGAATGCGCGGTTGATGACTTCCATGATTCAGTTCATGCGGTTTTTGATGAGGTTGATGCTGCAGACCTTTTCAAGGCGCTTGCCGTAGCGCACAATCACGCAAGCAAGACGCGAACGTTCTGCATCTTGCTTATTGACCGGCTTGCCATCCCAACGACTGGACATGTCGGTAACGATGAA